ACAGCTCGAACGCCTCGGTGTTGTTGGGCAGCATGCCGATGTTCACTGACCACTGGCCCTGGCACATTACATCGACACTCTTGATGCGCTTGTTTTCGGTCGGGTTGTCGGCCGAGAGATGCGGCGTGCGGATGGTGACTTTGCAGCTGTCGTACTCGTTCTGAGTGACACCGCCGTAGAGGTAGATATTGCCGACCATATCGAGGCAGTAGACGGTGTTGTTGACGACAGCGAAGTTCCGCACGACGAACCCCGGTTTCATCGTCGACCACGCCGTGATTTGCCCGGCCGGAAAGTACGAGAGGACGTAGATCGTGTCGTCGATCACCAGCCAGTAACGGCCCTGGATCGGCTGCACCACCGCTTCCGCCTTGTTCACGGCAGTCGAGTTGGTGCGGATGATCGGGATCAGCATGAGATCGATCGCCGACCCTACGTCGCTGACGCTGGCGGCGAGACTGAACGCGGTTTGCGCCTTGAGGGACCGCACGCCGCTATCGGAGAGAAAGAGCACGTCACCGGTGCCGAACTGCACTACCGAACGCGGGCTGATGACGCCCTGTCGCAGGAGTTGCGCCAGGGTGTCTTTGGTCGGGTCGGGGTCGAGGGTCCAGACCTGGGTCTGCAGCCGCGCCATCACCGCCATCGACTGGTAGAAGACTTCCATTGCGAGCGCCTGCTCGCCGTCAGGGTCGTTGAGCGCCAGGTTGATAAAACCCGCGCCGGGCTCGGTCACCGACGAGGGATCGTTCTGCGCCGGGTTGTTGATCCCGGAAAACCGCAGGTACTTCCCGTCGATCCGGTACATCTTGCTTTTCCAGGTACGGGCGTAGGTGCCCGAACTGAAACCGCCGGCGCCGCCGGCACCTTCGGTGACGATAAACCCGTCGTAGTAACAGCAGGTCGCGCCGTCCGCGGTCTGGGCGCAGACAAAGAACTTGTCGTCGAACGGCTCGACATCGAGGATCTCGACGAGCTCGGTGGTCCCCGGCGGGTCGGCCAGGGCGTGATAGACGATCGGCACCGGCAGGCTGCCGGGGGCGATCACCGCGCCTTCGTGATGCTCGCCGAAAACGTGCAGGGCGCCGGCGTGCCCGATCATGTAGCTCATCAGCCCCACCGGTAAGGGCGCGATCGTCGTCATGTAGACGAAAGCCTGGCGCTTCTCGATCTCGCCGCCCTGGTTGAGGACAGCGTTCTCCAGGATACGGAGCGAGCCGCCGGGGGCGGTCAGCGGGGTCTTGCGAACGTCGAGCCCGGCTTTGAAATCGGTGACAGAGAAAACCTTGCCAGCCATCAGGGAACGCTGCCGCCGCCACCGCCGCCAACGCCGCCAGGCCCGCTACCGTATCCGACAGGGATGTAATCGAGGCCGATCGCCGGCGGGTAATGGTGCCGCGCCTGCGCGTCGCCGCCACCGGCGCCGTTCGCCATCGCGCGCACGCGTTTGTGCGAGCCCTGCCGCACCCGATGACGGCGCATCGCCTCGTTGGCCTTGTTGAGCTTGAGCGCGGCATCTTTGGCGTCGTCGCGTTGGAGGATCTCGACCGCGCTAAAAAGTACGATCAAATTGTCGGGCAGGGTCGAGAGGTCGCTGTCGTCGACCATCGTCACGATGGTTTTGGTCCCGCGCAGCCGCAGGCTGGCCGGGTAGGTGACAGTCCGCGGCAATCCAGGATCAGGATCGGGCGGGACCACCGCGCCGGCCGCGCTGGCGTCGGGGACCGGCCAGACTTCCAGAGTGTTGTCGTCGGCGTGGTGCATCCACTTCAGCGTGGGGAACTGCTTGAACCCGGCCGCCGAGTTGAGGATCGTCATCTCGCGCGGGCCGATGCCGTAGGTCAGCTCCTGGTAGAAGCTGCCGACCAGCACATGGACGGAGCCGATGTCATCGAACGCCAGGTCGACCGGGTAGGGGTAATACCGCTGCCCATCCACCAGGCCGATGTCGCGGTCGATAATCAGCTGCGGCCAGTCGTAGTCCTGGTACAGCTGAACCTGGGTGCGGTTCAAATAATACAACAGGGTTTCCCTGTCGTTTATGCCGTGCGCGACGTTGGTCGAGTGACCGATCTCGGCGCGGAGATCGGTCAGCATGTCGCGCAGCTGGCGAGGCATCAGCGCGGCACCCCTTGGCTGGTGTCGACAAAGGTCGGGCTGTGGCTGCCGCCGGCATTGACATCGGGCAGGGTCGAGGGCGCCCTGGCGGCGCCAGCCCGGCGTGACGAGCCGCGGCCCATCGTGTCGCGCACGACGTGCGGCAGGTCCCCGGGCTCGGGCATCGGGTTGTCGAGCCCCATATCCTCGATCTCTTCGTCGTCCTGGGCGTGGGCCGCGATCTCGTCCGGGGTCGGGTCGTCTTCCTCGGCCAAAGGCGGCGCCTCCAGGACCGGTCGGTCGGACACCGTGAACTGATCGAGCGGTCGCAAGGTCGGGTCCGGGTTGGCCGGACGCGGCGAGCGCGGCTTGTAGACCGGGAGCGTGCATTTCGGGATCGAGGGGTCCGACAGCGGCAGTCGTGGGCGAGCGCCGGGAAAGACCTCTTTAATGACATCCGGCTCATAGGTCAGCTGCAGCCGCTGCAGGACCTCTTCGTTGGTGGCGTCCCACTGGCCGACCACATGGATCTCGGTGATCGCCTCCTCGCCGTGCATGTACTGCAGGATCGGCAGCTCGGGGAAGACGATCGGCCGGGTCCGGTCCCGGTAGACCACCGTGTCGGGCTGCGAACCGCCGCCCAGCGCGACCAGGCAACGCAAAAGATGAAAAGCCGGCATCTTTCCTCCTTTAGAAAAACGGGGACCAGCCAGGGGAACTGGAGACTGGTCCCCGCGCGCGGTTAGGCGATCTCGACGACGAGCGCCGAGTTCACCTGTTGCGCAACCATCTGACCCGTGTGGGTCATCGACTTGTAGACGACGAACTGGTTGTAGGGCCGCGAGGGGGTAAACTTGTGGTCCCACTCACCGTCCATCTTCATCAAATAGATGTGCCGCGGGTCCCACCAGTAGGCCCGCTTGGTGAAGCCGAGATCGTCCAAGGTCGGGTCGTACTCGATCGTCGTGCCCATGAACTTCAGCTGGCCCATGCTGCCGTCCTGGGTCCCGGTGAAACCGGTCATCGAGTAGTTGCCGTTCGCCCGCAGCTCGATCTCCATCGCGTTGATAAAGGCCGATCCGGCGAGGCACTTGGTCGGCCGGCCGCCGTAGCGGATCAGCTGGCGGTACTCGTTCTGCAGAAACTGCAGGAGCGCGCCGCCGTTGGCCGCATTGGAGGTCACCGCGCCGCGCCCGCCGGCGCCGCCATAGGCCGCCGTCGCGGCCCGGTTCTGCCACCAGGTGTTGGTGTTCCGGGCGATGCCCCCGAGGGTCCCGGCGTTGGGGATCGCCGCGATGATCGACTGGATGCCCGCGAGCGCCTTGGCGTCGGCCACCCCGTCGCCCCATAAGAGGGCGTTCATCGTGCGGGCGTACTGCTCGCCGAAATCCTCCAGCTTGTCCTGCAGGAGGTTGACGAGGACGGTGACATCCCGGTCGCTGTGGTTCGACAGGGTCTCGCCGTTGCCCTCTTCGTCGGTGACGGAGATGCCGTCAATCTTCAGCTCGGTGTGGGTGAGCGTCAGACCGATATGGTGCTCGCGCCAGGGGTAGTTGGCCCGCTGGATGTTGGCAGGCGTATAGAAGCTCACGGTGTCGTTGTGGGTGTACCCAACCACCTTGTCGTTGGTGCCGCCGGCGCCGTAAGTGCCTTTGACCCCCAGCGAGATAGATCCCTTGCCGCCCGGGAAAGACTTGGCAGAACCTTCCATAAGACGCAGGAGCGGCTTGGACTGGATCGACTGCTTAAAGGTGTCGCCCTTGTTATAGTAGTAGTCGAGGGCGGCATTAGCGATGTTGGTGACTTCTCCAGCTGTAAACGCCATCGCGGTTTATCCACATCAGGAGGCCCGCCGCATGTTTGCGAGCGCCATCACCACGGCTTCCTTCATGTTGCGTGGATTGGCGCCAGCGGACGTGCCGGTTGCGACATGGATGCTGGACGGAGAGGGGCGGGTCGGCCGCGGCGCGGGCTGCGCTCGGCGGAACACCGCTTTAGCTTCGTCATACGCCGCTTGCACCAGTGCCACGGCTTGCTGCTGGTTCTGGGGAAGCCCCCGTTCCTGCAGAAGTCCTTGGGCAAACCGACGAACAGCACCCGACATTTGGGCGTAGTCGGGGTCTGTCCGCTGGATGCCGGCTTCCCAGGTGTCGACAGCGTTGCGGATATGATCCACTTGCTGCGTCTGCTGGGTTTGGGTCGCCACCTGTTGCGCGTCGTTGAGGCGAGCTTCCGCTTGCGCGGCGCGGTGCCGCGTGCGCGTCAGCTCGCGAGCGGTTGCATCGTCGATCAGCCCTTCGTCGACCTGGGTTTGCAGATCGGAGCTGATACGCAGACCCAAGACTTCCTGGGCGGCGAGCACATAAGGTGTGACACCGTCGAGAAAGCCCTGGTAATCGCCGCGCCGCAGGGCGGCACCCACCCCCAGGAGCTGGTTGACATCTTCCGGTGCCAACTGGTGCTGCTGAAGATAGCCCTGCAACTGCCGGTGCTGTTCCAGCTCCGGCTGTACTGCCTCGAAGCTCTGGCGAGCCTCGTTGCGCTGCGATAGCAGTTGCTCGAAACGCCGCCGGGTTTCCGGCCGGAGCTTTTTAAGATCGGCCTCGGTCGGGTCGGCGAGTTCAGGTGGTTTGGCATCCGGCGGGGGTGTCCCCTCGCCCGTAGCCGCTGCCTGGTCCTGGGAGGTCTGGTCCTCGGTCTCGGTCTCCGCGTCGGTAGCGTCCGAGGGGAGGGCCGATTTCTCGGGCCTGGTCTCCACGACCGTCTTGACTACGGCAAGTAGCCCTTCACGGTCTGACTGGCGGCTGTCGCCTGACGATGGCGATGTTACGTCGGGTGCGCTTGACGGCGGCGCATTACTGTCGGGCGCCGGCGATGGCTGCGCCGGTGCTGAAGGTTCGGGTGCGCCTGACGAGGGCGCCGCTACGTCTGGGGTCGAGTTGTCGTCCGACAAGGTCTTGCCGATCCTTGTGTTCCGGCAAGAGCTTATGGGCGTTTGTAGGGTGCATGTCTAGGGTTTTGTCCTGCGAAGGACACAAGCTATGGGGCGCTGCCCGCCTC